TATGGCTAGCCGAGTCATCGTCATCAGCTATTGATGTCAGTATGTCTTCACCGTTTTCTTGCGTTACTGAATACAACCAAAGGTGAGGATCAGCCGCAAAAGCGTGTGGCGCATTATCCCAGTCATCGCAAGTCATGCTTGTGAAAGTTGTTGCCGTGAACGGTGTCTGGTCTTCTGTTATCTCGAATGTGAAACTTGGTCCTTCCCCGAACGTATTGACCCACACTGTGCAACGCCAACCAGTTTCTATTTCAGCACAAGTTGTTTCCGATGCTGATGCCGCAGGCGCTAACCACGCCACGATAAGTAGCACAGCCAACATGGCTCTACTGAAAACAAACAAGGGGGCGGCAGACATAACCTAATTTTACTGTAAAAGGTGGCTGTTATCAGATGTCAAAAAAAACCAAGAAATATGTAAGATAATGTTTACTTTCCGAAATAATCCAGTTACCATATACCTATGGAACAAATTAAACACGAAAGGACAAATTCCATGATTAAAGAAATAGTAAGAGTACAAGCCCAAGAACTCGAAGCCGGAATGAGCACCGAGTTTGGCAAGCTAGTCAAAGTCAGTAACTATGAGACACTAAACCGTGTGGTAGTCACAACGAACATCATGCAGTTCGATCTCAAAGCAAAACAAACAGTAGTAGTTTACAACTAAGAAAGGAACAAACAATGAACACATACACATTAGTCTTCGATTCACCAAGCCTAAGAAGAACAGGAGACAGCATCAAAGTTATTAAAGCAAAGAACCTTAAGGAAGCATTCTACAAAGGATGCAACGAACATAACGACTACCTACAAGGCGTGCCATGTTACTACGGTGGCTTTAATATCCTAAACCATATCTCAGTACACTGGGACAACTAAGAAAGGAACAAACAATGAACATAACAAAAGGCAACATAGTCGAGTTAATACACTCAGACCACCTAAATAGAATTATCGGCATTGGAACTAAAGGCAAGGTTCTCGAAGTTTACGGAGATGGAAGCATCAACGTCAAGTGGGATAGAGGCGGAACATTATCGCTACTACCAAAACTCGGTGACGCCTTTAAGGTCATCGCCTAATAACGAAAGGAAAACAACAATGGATAAATGCCCTACATGTCAGCGACCTTACAAGAAGTTGGCGAACCATGAACGTGCCAGAAGCAACGCTGGCACAGGACACGAACAGCAGGTGGCTCGATCACTTGGCGATATGGGCAAAGCCTGCAACGCAATACACGAACTCTTGAAGTTCAGAAGGACCACAATTAGCGGTGATGGTTGGGTTAGTCGAGACAGACTAAGCCGTGAACTCAACGGCGGTGACGGTGCTAGACGAGCAAGACAACTTCGTGACGAATACGGTGTGCCCATCGAAGTCAAGATGGTGCAAGATGAAAACGGTAGACGGCAAGCCTATTACCGGATAACCGAACCGCAACCGAAAACACTTTTTCAGTTAGCGCAAGAAGGAGCGTTTGATGGGCTATAAAGAAATCACAGAGTTACAAGCAAAGAACAAGATCAAAGGCTTTCTCTACGGTTACACCGATGGCAAGAATTTGACACAAGTCGATGAATGCCAAGTACATATCGACCTGCTTGTCACACTCGTGAAGTATTATGAAAACCAGATGGAACAATACCTAAGTACGGAGGACCCATTTTAATGAGTGAAACAATTAATTGTGAAGCAAGCGACCAGTTCAGAAAGAACAACCCAGCCCAATACAATGATCTATTGAAAGCATTAGCAGAACTGCAAGATTGCCGAGAGAAAATTAAAGAGATGAGGGAATGGGAAAAAGATGTAGTCGAACGGGTCGCCGAACTCATGCCTAACAAAGAACTATCAGTCGGCGGTATCGGTTACGTCACTCGGTCCGTTTCAGCGAAAAACAAATGGGATGATGACGCAGTATTTAATGTTATCTCGGCTATCGCCAAAGATACGAGAATTAAAAAAGTAGATGAAACAACTGGCGAAGTCCTTGCGGTTGAAAGTGAAGCCGCCGCAGTACGCAGACTGATCGAGAAGTGTGCCAAAGTAAGTTATTGGCGAAAGACAGACCTTACTGAAATCGGTGTGGATATAGACGAGTATTGTGCAACTACATGGGGGAAGCCATCGATTAGGATACAATAGATAAGAACATAGTGGCGTAGGCTTACCTTTCGTACCTACGTCATATCAGCTAGGGGTAGTTTGTTCCATAAATCTTCAACCCCTAGCGCCCACCCCTCACCGTTTATCATGGGCGGTGAGGGGTTTTTTTGTTTCAAAAGAAATTGTAGAAATATGTAAGATAATGTTTACATTCTGTAAAAGTCCTGATATGCTATACCTATGGAGCAAATTACTACGAAAGGAAAATCCATGAACACACAAGAAATAATCAACGAAGCAACCAAACTAGGGGAAGCACTAGCCGGAACCTCAGAAGTACAAGCAAAGCGCCTTGAACTAAACCTTACAGATGAGCAAGCAGAAATCTTCTGGACAACATTTCATCAAGCAAGAGATAAAGCCTACCGAGCACCAAGCAAAAAGCAAGGGCTGACCAAAGAACAAAAAGCAAGAGCAAAAGAAATTATCAAAGCACAAAGAGAAGAAATCCTAATTCATCTCAAAGCAAAATATCAAGTTCGCAACGAACTAGCAGGAATGAAGCCAGTCCCCACCGGAACACTCCGAGCATGGGCGAATGAAGGAACAGACCTTCGAAGTGAACATCAACTACGTCAAGCACTTCGAGGGATTGGAGAACTATAAGTCAAAAGTTCTTCAACCGTATGGTGGGGGAAAGTCCCCCCCATACCCCCCATTCCTCACCGTTCTCTAGGGCAGTATTCAAACAATCAATACGAACCACGCAACGGTTACAAACTTGAACAGCTTTGCGTATCTCAGCCTTATTTTTGTTAATCGGATAAAACCATTCAGTAGGCAACCCACGACAAGCGGCAAATAAATGCCAGTCCTTGAGAATTACTTTTTGGTTTTCGATTTTGGGGAAGCCTTCTTTGCTGGGGCTTTTTTCGCTGGGGCTTTCTTCGCTGTTGTTTTCTTTTTCGCTGGTGCTTTTTTCTTAGGCTGTAACTTCGCCCATGTTGCTTCATCAGCTACGCCGGTAACGTCTAACCCATTGTCGGTTTGAAACTTCGCCAACGCTAGATCGGTTCCCCTCGCAAATCTGCCATCAACATATAAACTTGCACCGTGTTCATTCAATGCTGTTTGTAATTCTCGAACGCCTCTGGCATCAGCGTTATTTGTTCTTGATAAATTAGTGTTTGGCATTTCTGCTCCTATTCGTACAAGAGTTCATCGCCATCTTCCGGCAATGGTTGTTTCTGTCGTATCACGGATGCTGTCTCATCACCGATTGGTGCAAGAGTACATAGCGCCCCTTTGATTACGGATATAGCCGCTGGTAATCCACCGAGTGCCGCCATCTTCAACGTTGATAACCCACCCATGTCTACGCCCAAACCTGACGCACTCAGCAAACCGAGAAAGGTTTGCACATACGTGAACAAAGCCCTTTCAATAATATCCATTAACTGTTCTTTGTTTAATCTCATTCTGCTCCTATTTAAGTAAACGGTTCCAAGTGTTACGCCCTACGATGCCATCAACAACTAACCCATTGGCTCGTTGATATGTTCGCACCGCTCTGTCGGTTTTTCTACCGAAGATACCATCGGGGTATCCGCACTTGTAACCTTTAGATGCTAGTCGTTCTTGTATAACCTTTACTGCTGAACTACGGCTACCCCTACGCAACGGTCTTCTGGCTACTTGCTCACCTAATGTTGCAAGCGCCGCCGCCACTCCCTTGAGATCAACCTTTTGTTTCTTCGCTGTTTTGGTTTCGGTCTTTTCGCCTTTCATTGCTGGTGCTTGAAAGATGCCGTTGCTGTTTCGCCACTGATAGTGCCACGGTTCGTATTGTGGTCGGAAAACTGTTTGACAGACACCGTATTCTTTTGCGATTGGCACAAACTTCGCCCAAGTTAAGCCACCTGATAGTCGAATATCGACAGCGTGCCCATAATTATCGAATGGTTGTTGCATATGCCATGACCCTTGAAATAAACCACCGCCAAATTTGCGATGAGGGTTCGCCGCTAAATTAAAATGCCCATACCCTGCTTTACCTTTGAGTTTGTTTTGGTAGCCGTTCCAGAAATATAACTGGTCGGCGAAAGAACGCACACCGGAAACTATCTTGGCTCGCCCTTGAACTGTCGGTTCGTTATTCAGTAAAGCCGATAGGCGTGCCTTGAATGTTGGGTGCAGTAAATCTACACGCACATGCTTGCTAGTTGTAGGAAGGTTATCCACATATCAAGAATAGGGCAGAAACATGCTGTTTTCAAGCAACAAAAAAAATATAGAAAATAGTAAAATAAGGTTTACTTTTCGGAATAATCCAGTTACAATATAAACATGGAGCAAACGATAAACATCGAAACAACGAAAGGAAAATCCATGACATGTCCATCAGATAACAACAGAATGGTACCAGTAACCGTTTACAACACACCTAAAAGCGAACAGTTCCAAGTTCATCACAAAGATTGCCGTGACAATAAGAAAGAAAGAGAAACAGCGAATAACTGGTGGGAAGATTTCGTAATGGTCGGAAAACTACCCACTGGCGATAAGTTCCCAACAGCTAAAATGGTAGCAATGAATTACAGCAAAGAAGATGACAGAGAATGGACAGAAGATGAATTTAAACTTCACAACTGCGTAGAGCATAAACACTAAACAAGCAAGCCCCTCATCG